TTAGCGCACGCCTCCGGTCTGCTTCAGGAAATTGGCGAACAGTTCATGCCCCTGCTCGGTGAGGATGGATTCGGGATGGAACTGCACGCCTTCGACATTCAGCGTGCGGTGCCGCAAACCCATGACCTCATCGACGCTCCGGTCTTCCCGGCATGTCCAGGCGGTGACTTCCAGGCATTCGGGAAGCGTTTCACGCCGCACCACCAGAGAGTGATAGCGGGTGACCGTCAGCGGGTTGTTCAAGCCGGCAAAGACGCCTGTATTTTCATGAAAGACCGGACTGGTCTTGCCATGCATCACCTGGCGCGCCCGCACCACCTCGCCGCCGAACGCCTGACCAATGCTTTGATGACCGAGGCAGACCCCCAGGATGGGAAGCTTGCCGGCGAAATGACGGATCACTTCGAGCGACACCCCCGCCTCGTTCGGCGTACAGGGGCCAGGAGACACCACGATACGTTCGGGGTTGAGCGCCTCGATCTCGGCCACGCTGAGTTCGTCGTTGCGCACCACCTTGACCTCGGCGCCAAGCTCGCCGAGATACTGCACGACGTTGTAGGTAAAGGAATCGTAGTTATCGAGCATCAGCAACATAATCACACCAACCTATTGATATACAAAGACTTTCCTGCAATCACTCGATTCTGATACCCGCTCAAGTACCCGCTATTTTTATTGCTGGGCTGAGCATCGAAGCAATGCAGTCTTCGGAGCAATGAGTCAGGCACGCCATCGCCAACGGGCGTGCGCTTTAATCACTCGCATCAGGAGGGAGTCGCTGATTTTCACAAGAGATCTCGTTAACTGGCCTGGGCAGGGGATACCCAGGCTGTTCGGTACATTATCACTATACCGTGCATACCCAAAACCCGCGCGGATCGAACGAGCTCGCGCCCGCGACCTCTGACTGAAAAGACATTGGCACGAGGCACCCTTCATGTGTGGACGCATAACGCAGTACCGGTACCCAATCGAATATGCGGAAGCTCTCGGACAGATACCCATCGGCGGATTGAGCCCTGAGCCGATCGGCCGTTACAACGTGCCGCCGCAGTCGATGGTTCAGCTGCTGCACCAGGACGAAGACGGGCTACGCATGGAAGACGTGCGGTGGGGATATGCCCCGTTCTGGGCGCAAGGGAAAAGACCGCCGGCGATCAACGCCAGGGTAGAGACCGCCGCCACGTCCAAGTTCTTCCGCGATATCTGGAAGACAGGCCGGGCAATTGTGCCGGCCGATGGCTGGTACGAATGGAAGAAGGACGAGGCGAATCCGAAGATCAAGCAGCCCTATCTGATCAAGCTGCGAACGAACGCGCCGATGTTCTTCGCTGCCCTGGGCCAGTTCCAGCGAGGCGGCATGGGCGAGCCCCGCGACGGAGACGGCTTCGTGATCATCACATCGTCCAGCGGCGCCGGCATGCTGGACATTCACGACCGCCGTCCACTCGTGCTATCGCCTGAATGCGCCCTGCACTGGTTAGATCCAGAGCTAGGTCCAAACGAGGCGGAAGACATCGCGCTTGAGCATGGCCTAGGCGTCGAGGAGTTCGACTGGTATCCAGTGGATCGGGCGGCCGGCAACGTCCGCAACGAAGGCGCACACCTGATCGAGCGCATCAGCAATCCGGTGCTATAGCCGTCGATCAGCAAGCGCTGGATGGGTTTTCGGTCAGCCTGATACTGTACGCATATACAGCATCAGAGCAGACCATGGGCCGCGACATTTCCTTCACTCACCACACCAGCATGACCGTCGAGCGCTGGCATCGCATGCTGGACGACGCATCAGAACGCCGTGACCTTCCCCGGCTCTATCGGGAAAACCTTATCGAGGCCGCGGACGACATGCTTCGAGCGGGCATTATCGATCCCCTGGAACACTTCGATCTGCTCGAGCTTGCGGAGTCTGCGTATTCACACGAGATCGAAGAGCAGATAGTCCGTCACCGTTACTTCCTGCGCTCTGGCTCTTACGTGCTGGTACGCGACGGCCCGGCGCTAGGGTACCTGTCGGGCTCCGCCTTTAACTGGAAACCGCCCGGGGAGCGCTTGAACGCCTCCCACATAGACGCGAGGGTGACGCACACGGACATTGGCCTGGAGCTGCTCAATCGAAGCGAGGAATCGATCGGACGCATAGATGGGAAACGTTGCATCACGCCGACCGGCGAGTATGAGCTGGTCGAGGTGTCGCGCATGATTCGAGGCATAGAATTGCGCACCATCGACGACCCGGACCTGTACCGGGCCGCCCTCGATGCAATCCAGCTGGCCAAGGAAGAAGGCGACACGGAGCGGCATGCAGCACTCTCAACGCGAGCCAGCGTGTCCATCTTCATGCCTTGCCCCGCCTGCGATGACTCGTTCAGCAAGCGAGAGGACTGTGCGGAATGCGAAGGCCAAGGGTTCGTGCGCGAGACGCCGGACCGGTTCAGGTGGCGGAGTTAGGCCCGCGCCACGACATCACTGGCTCGCAGTATCGAAAGCGACAACACCTTCACCGATGGGTATCCAGTCCGACTCTGGAGCGTTCGGTTTGCAAATCGCCATCTGCACCGTCGCGCCAACCTTCGGCTCGGCCGGCGAGATGGCGGCGTGACGGTACGGGGTATAGTCCGGGGGACTCATGAAGGAGCAGGCGGATCGATGGAATTCCCAAATACCATGCTTGCCTGAGTTACCGACCTGGCGATCGAGCGTGTATGTCACTCCGCCTTTCATGCGTAACAGCAGCATAAATCCCCCAAGCAAAGCGCCGCATCATACCCCTATCGTCCACGGTGAAGGGGTTAGCTGCGCCCATCGTTCGCTTGCAGCAGCTCCTCCCGCGCCACATTGACCGCGGGCGGCGCAGTGATGCAAACCACGATCTGGCCGGGCGTTCGACTGTGATACAGCTCAAGCCAGATGCCCTCCTCTGTGAGCTGACGATACAGCTCGGCCGCATCCGCTTCGGTTTCTGGCGACAGGAATATCCGCTGGCCTGGCTTGCGATTGATGATGAGATTTCCCATATATCCTCCTTGATTGGGTCACCTCACCATACAGCGGGAGGCGAAGGCGTGCTGTGACTTCCTACTCGCCAGCCCGCACCGCCCTCGCCCACTCCTGCAGATACTCCAGCTTCGCCCGATCGCTGATCATTCCGCCGCGGATATCCCAAACAGCTGATCCAGCTGCTGTACTGAGTTCGACGCTGGTTGCATCGCCCAGGCTGCTGGAGCCGGTGGCGGCGGACACGATGGCGTCGGCCCGGGCGACGCGGACCTCGATGCGCAGCCGGCGGCGCTCATCATCAACAGCAGAATACTCGCTGCGCAGGCGGTCATTTTCAGTTTGTGCATGGGTCAGTTTCTCGGTTGAGGTTGTGTCGAGAGCGGCCAGGCGCGCTTCCAGCTCCAGGCGGTCGGTCTGTTGTTTACGGATAACCTCGGCGTTTGCCTCGGCGGTGAGGCGCAGTTGGTCAGCCCATTCGGTACGCTGTTCAGCGAGCTGCTTGCCGTAGTTATTGGCTTGCCACTCCCAGGCGACGACAGCAGCCAGCAGCATCAGGACGAGCACAGCCGCGCCGGTAGCGAATAGCTTGTATTGCTTCAGCCAGACGGTCATTTCCGGCCACCGTGCTCGAGGCTGAAGTGGTTGCCGTCGTTGAACCGGCCGCCCCAACTGCCGCCGAGGCTTTCCCAGTATTCGCCGAGGGGCGCGTAGTCTTCGCTGCGCGTCATGTACTGGCCATCCTTAAACAGGTTGAAGTCCACAGCCAGTCGCTCCTTGTGCAGCGATCCGGCCGAGCTGTAGGACTTCTTCTCGCCAACCGCACCGTGCACACGCGGGTCGCGGTAAGCATCGCCGAAGGTCAGTTCGTAGCCCTCCTGGTGGGCGTACTCGATCAGCAGGCCGACCAGGCGGGTAAAGCGGCGTTGCTTCTGTCCGAGCGTTTCGGTCATGGTTGCCTCCACAAAACAAAAAGCCCGCACAAGGCGGGCCGGGGGTTATCAATGGTCAAAGCGAATGTTCAGGCGTTTGCAGCCGGGTGGGCGGCTCAGGCGATCCGGGATGCAATACCTACGGAACTTGATTTCACGCACGCAGAGCTGGGGCCCAAAGACAGAGCGGCAGCGCTGCAGGAGCTGGAGCGGATCGCCAACCAGCTGCTGGCAGAGGCCATGCGGCTGGAAGCGCTTTAGAGATGCCGCTCGGTTACTGAGACGGAATGCACCCAGCTGATTCGATGATCGCCGGCAACTCAGTATCAAGCCTGTCGTAGACCTGGTTGATGCCGAGATAAGCACCGCCCAAAGTGCAGATCAGTCCGAAGACGAACAGGCCTACCAAGCGGGTTATTTTCGTTCGCATGTCGCAGTCCTTTGCGGGTGATGGTGGTCGCATACTGCCGCAGGCGCCGGCAAACGACCGGCAGCAACGCACAGTCTGATCACACATCCACATCAAAATGTGGCAGCTCCGGCGCTGGGCCGGTGATCGTGCCGTCCGCGATGTAGGCCTTGCTGCTTACCGGCACGTCGATGCCGCGCACGGTGATGCGGGTGCCGGTGCGCAGCTCCACCTCACTGAGGCCTGAGATGGTATCGATGCTGCGCACCGTGGCGACGGTGCGCACACCGCCGGGCAACAGGCCGATGAAGCGCTTCCAGGGGTTTGTCGTCGCCATCAGTGGTGCCGCTCCAGTTTGATCTGCTGTTTCACCCGCACCGCGCCGGTGCCCTCGGCGCTGATATCCACCGCCAGGCACAACCCCACCCAGGCGCCGGAAGACTCCGGCACGCGGCAAAGCTGCGCCGGCAGCACCAGGCCGACGCCGTGGTCATCGTTCACCGGGAACAGCGGGATGGTGAAGCTGACGATCTCAATGTTGCCGCCCTTGCTGAGCTCGTGAATGCCACGCGCCTGGTTGGCAGGCTGGTCAGTTAGCCAGTCCTCGAACACGTCCGGCGTCGGATTGTCGCCAGCGGTGCCCGCGCGGCGGACAAGCATGCTCACGCCGTGCGACGTGCCCGAGGTGTAACAGGCGTTCCAAGCCGGTTGCGGCGTCCACTCGCCGCCCAGCTCGGTCATCATCGCCGGCGGGATGATGCGGCTGATCGGCGTGTCGACATCTTCCCAGGCCCAGGGCGGCGCCGGGTAACGTGGCACCACCTCCAGCGCATCCGCATCCCGCGTGGGGCGCACCACCCCGCCTACCGTTTCGGCGAGCCGGGCGATCACCTGCATGGCGGTCTGGCTCTGGTAGCTGAAGGCACCGGCTGGAAGCGTCCAATCAGTGGCCAGCCAGTTGAGGGTGAACCCCGTGTTCAGCAACTCAGCCTCGGCCGCCTGGGCGGCGTTGATCGGTGCGTTGTTCAGGCTGGTGCGCAACGGCGCATAGGGCGCGGCCAGTAGCTGCGGGCGGGTTGCCCCGTTGATGCTGTAGGCCTCCGCAGGGAAACGCAGCTGCCGACTGTAGCGCTCGACCAGCACCACCCATTTCCAGCCGTTGATATCCAGCTCGACCGTCTTGGCGCCGTCGGCATCGGGGCGCACTAGGTCGAGGGCGGCCTGGGTGAAGATGTCGGCGCTGAAGCTCCAGCTGAACGAGTCAGCATCCAACGCTACCCGCACGTTCTTCGCCTCGAGCGGCGTGCGACTGGGCAGCACCACCAGGTTGACGGTGTTGGCGATCATGTAGGTATCCAGAATCTCGGGGTCGGGTGGCGGCTCGGGCAACGGCTTCACCGGGCCGGGGTAATCGACATAGGGCATGTCAGTCAGCACGCCGTCGACCTGCCGCGCCCTGCCCCAGGGCAGCGTGCTGCTCAGGCTCAGCCGGCGCGCCGATTGCCAGCGCACCTTCGCCGGCCGCATGTCGGTCGGCTGAATCGCAGGCGTGGCCGGCACGTAGCGGAAGTCGAAGAAGACGCTGGGCGACGTGCTGGGGAAGTACGGCCGGCCGCCGAACTCGAACACCAGCGCCCCGCTGCCAGGCACGTAGAGGCTGTCCTGCAGGGCGGTCGCGGCGTTGTAGCGCGGACCGAACTCATTGACGCGCCGATGGCCTGCTGCAACGGTCGTATCTTTGCGTGCCGGCTTGGGGTTGTAGATCAGCCGTAGCCGTATGTCCGCGGGCCGAATGCTGTGATTCCAGCCCGACGACAGCCAGGCATCCTTCACCGGCACGCTGGCCCAGGGCATCGCATTGGCCGGACGATCCCGCGGGCCTGCCGGTTGCCATGCCCCCACTGTCCCGACATCCCGTGTCGATACCCGGCTCCAAGGCGCGGTCGCTGTCCGGCTGTCGGCCGGGCCGGCAATTTTCCAGCGTACCGAGCCAGCCCGGTCCAGCGACTGCAGGGCACCCCAGGGCAATGCGGCAGCGCGCCGGTCCGCCCGCACGGCGCGACGCCAGCCGCTGCTGATAGATACGCTCAGCATCAAATCACCTCGACAGGTACAGGGCCATGGGCGATAGGTTGGTAATAGCGGCGGGCAACCGCACGCGCTGTGCCGAGCGGCTGCGAGGGGTTCTCGCCCTGGGCCGCCCACCACACCGGCTCAACGGACGGCAGCTGGCCGGCGTCGGTGATCTCATATACCCAGCCGGCGTACTGCGTTGGGCGGATGCGTTGGCCGACCTGCACCGCAAGGTCGGGCACAAACACCACGCCATAGTCATCCACACCAATGGCATAGACATCACCGCCCACCACCCGCACGTCGATGTCACCGCTGCCGCCCGGCGTCGGGCCGTAGCCCGCCAGGCGCCACACACCATCCGCAGGCCGCTCGACCAGCACGATCTCGCGGTTCGCCGGCAACCGCTCGACGCGGACGAGCCCCGCTACACGGCCGGGGTCGCCCTGCTGGCCACCGCCCTCGCCCGAGGTGATGTTGAAGGTGTAAACACCAGTCTCCGAGAACGAGAGGTAAGCCGCGCGCGTCCGTTTAGGCGGTGCCAGGTCCAGCCCAGCGACAAGCCAGGTCCCTTGGTCAAGCAAAGTCGCGAGATCAAGCGTCAACGCCCGCGAGAACTCGCCCAGCTCGGCCTCGAATGACAGATCCAGCTTCTGGACCACATCCCAATCCCGGTACACGCGCACTACCTTGCGCCCAGGCGTCACTTCACCATCCCTGAGCATTCGGAACTGCACCACGATTTTCGGCGGCACCGTATAGCCCGGAACTGCCTTCACATACGGCGCTGCGATAGTAGTCATCACCAGAACTCCGGGTTATCCGTCACCAGGAACAGCGTGCCAAGGCCGGAAAACCTTGGGGCAATCACATAGGCGAACCCATCGCCGAGATCGATCGGAGTGTGTGCCGTTCGGGACATCAGGGGCCCCGGGTACCCAAGCATTTGCGCGCCGATGCTGCAACTCGACAGGCCTATGCGAGGCTCCATGCACACGCCGCGAAGCCTGGACACAGCACCACCACTGGTCCACACGATCGGCACCAGTTGAGCGTCGGGCAATGCCGTAGCATGGTTCGCCGCAGTCAGGTCGATGCCGTGATGTCCGGGAAACGCATAATCCAACGTGCCGGAGTCAACCAACAACCCCGTTGCCGGATCACGCAGTGCAGTAAACCCCGTAGCCCAACACTGATTACCTCGGACACTCGTTGTGTTGAGACCACCGCAGGCAATGAAGTTACCTTCGGCATCCTCGCCTATGTAGATGGCCGTCTGGGCGTAGCCATTTCCATTGTTGCCAATCAACTCTTCACTCGCTCGGCTGGCGGTGCCGGTCTTGCCGAGGACGAACGTTTTCGCATCCGCCATGACAAACCAACTTGAGTTCGCAGAGTCATGCGCAAAGTGCCGCGACATGAACTTGTGAGGAATCGTCGAGCCAACCGCAACACCAGACTTGGCACCATCACCCTGGATCAGCCCATCCGTAATACCGGTGAATGTCTCCGAGATCGAAATGATTACGGCCGAGCCCGCGAATGACAGGCACACATAGCCGGAATGACTCCCGCTGCGCAGGACAAGGTGATCTGATCCTTCCGCGATTAATTCCCAACCTGCCGGCTGCTGATCACCGTAGCCCGATACAAGACATCCCTTCAGCACCGCCACCAAGCCTTCCCAGTGGACTACAGAGTCGGATGAGGCGGAAAAACTCAGCGCCGGGCTTCCAGGCTGATCGCGATGATAAAAATGCACGGCCATCAGTCCGCATCCCCCCTTACCAGCAATTCGAACTTGTCATCGTCTACCGTGCCCTGCCCACTGATCACGGTACGGATGGCCCACATCGGCCCCAGCGCCGAGTCGGTGTTGAATCGCACCGCATTGCCCGCGGCCCAGCCACTCCCCCAGCCGTCGCGCCGAATCGTGAAATACGGCTCGCCGGTCAGGGCGTTGATCGGCGCGCAGTCGGTCGAGGTGTTGCCGGTGCTGATCACGCCCAGCTGCTCTTCCACCACGTTGAACGCGGAGGCGCTGGTGAACACCAGCGCCCACTTGCCCGAGATGCCGCCGGCATTGGTGATGATCGGCGGGTAGCTGAGGCTGTTGTATTGCGCCGTGGTGGTGTTGCCGATGGGTGCATCCGTCCAGTTCGGCGCGCCCTGGCTCCAGGTCTGCTGGGTGAACCAGGTGTGAATGCGCGATTGCAGATCGCCCCATGCCACCGCGCTGGAGACGTGCGCTTCCCCGGCGGGCAGATCCCAGGGCAGCGGCGAACTGATGCCCAGCTCGCCGGTGATCTGCACCTCGGTCACCATCGCCATATGCTCCACCCTGTCTCGCACGATCAAGGGCAGGCCCAGCGGGTTGCCTTCGGCGTCCTGCAACACCAGCGGGTTGGCCCAGGTCACGGTGCCGTTTGCGCGATCGACCGAATAGGACTCGGCGCGCAGCACGGTACCGGCACCATCGACCACCTCGATCTCGGCCTGCTGGTCACGCTCCAGTTGCAGGGTGCCGCCCGCCGCCGGCGAGGCCACCAGCGTCTCGGCGGTGTGATGGATCACCAGCACATCGCCGTCGCGGTAGATCGGCACACGCCCATCAGCCGGCAGCCGTACCGGATCGAGGCCCAACAGCCCGGCATCGAGCGGCAGGCGGGTCTGCACCACCGCGTTGTAACGCAGCAGTAGCGGGATCACCGGCACGTCGCTGGCCCCGGATTCGTCAGCCGGGTTGGAGGTGAAGCGCAGGCGTGCGATACCCGTGGCCGCATCGACAGTGCCGTGCACGATGCCGCTGCTGAACTCGCCATTGAGGTTCGAGGCGGCGGTTACGATCGCGGCGGTATCCGTGCGCACCACGGTCACCTGCATGCTGCCTTCGCGCAGGGGCGCGCCCGGCGTGCGGAACGTCGCCCCGGTGACGCTGAACCCGGCCGAGGCCGTCAGGCAGGCCAGCAGCACGACCGCACCCGTCGCGTTGCCGGCGTAGCTGTTCAGCGTGGCAACCCCTGAAACGTAGTCGACACTGCCCACGGCGGTGCCGCCGTTGGTGTTGCTGGCCACGTCCCGGTACAGGATGCCGCTGCGGTCGGTGTACAACGCGCCGTTCCAGCTGAACAGCAGCGAGCCCGGCACGATGGCCTCGGCCACGCCAGGCAGCAGCTCCACGGTGATCGGCGGTTGGGCCTGGCTGCTGGTTTGCGGCTCGGTGGACACACCCGCCGCCTGTGCAGCGACGGACAAGGTGCCGCCGAACTGCTCGCGCACCTGCACTGGCGTGGTGACCAACACCGGCTCGGTGACACGGCCAAACCAGCTCTCGCGCGCACTGTTGCTGTAGATGTACTCGACGTAGTCGTACAGCTGCGCGACCTGCAGCGTCACCTGGCCCGTGCTGTAGTTGATGGTACCGGCGCGACCACCCTGCCAGCCGCCGTTGCCGTTGTCGTTCGCGCTGTTGGCCAGGTCGCGCTGGCCATCGTAAATCGGCAGTGCGTTGCCGCTCTCGATCACCTGCCAGTTGATGGCCGGCGCAGCCTGCCGCCGGGTGGTCATCCAGTCCACGCGCACGGAACCGGGCTTGAGCGGCGCACCGGGAACGGTGAAGGTCGCCATGCCGCTGCCATCGCTGGATACGGCCAGCGCATCACCCTCGACCGCGCCCTGTTGGTAGCTGTAGGCAATGCCGCCGGACGGAGTTGCAGCCAGCTCCATGACGATCTCACCCGTCGCATAAGCGATGGTGCCGGTGCCGCCGCCACCGCTGAGCACACCCTGCCCATCGTCGGTCAGGGTGCGCTCGGTACCCGCCGTGAAGGTCACGGTGACCGAGCCCGGCAGCACGCCGCCACCTGGCAGGGTATGCCGCACTTCCAGCTTCGGCACCACGCTGCCACCGGCCCGTTGGGTGATGGCGTTGTCTGCCGAGCTGACGTAGCTGTAGATCAGCGAGCTGCCGACATCGGGCAATGCATTGAGGGTGAGCGACACCGAGCCTGTGGCCAGGCTGATGGTGCCCGCGCCTTCGCCAGTCAGCAGGCCGTCGCCCATGTCCCGCAGCTCGTACCACTTGCCCAGCGCCATGTAGCTGACGGACAGCGTGCCGGCACGCGGAATGGCGTCGGCCAGGTTCAGCGTGTACACGTAGCCACGGTTGCCCAGGCTGATCTCCAGCTCGCCGGTGATGGTATCGCCGGTTGCCGCCGCGCCCGGGCGGTAGCTACCGGTGGCCGAGCCGGCCCAGCTGGTACCGGTGCGCACCAGGGTCACCTCGCCCGTCTGGTAGTCCACACGCCCCGAACTGATCCAGTTGCTACCGGACACAAAGCGCAAGCCGCCCTTGTTGTCGTCGGCGAAGGTGCCACCGTTGGCGGTGATGCTCAGCGTGCCCGGCGCGCAGCCGGTCCCCAGGAAGGTGCGCGACTCGCCCGCCACCGCACCGGCGGCAACGGTCAGGTTCACCGATCGCGCCGGCCCGGCCGGCAGGTAGAGCTGCCGCTGGTAACCGCCCAGCACGTCGACCAGCGCCGATTCCTTTGTAGTACTGGGCACCAGCTGGCTGTACACCGACTGCACGCGCAGGTTGAGCGAGCCGGCCGCAATGGCCTCGGCCAGCGGGCTGATGCCGTAGTAACGGGCCGCGTCCGCCACTTGGGTGCTGAGCACGCGCGCCTTGGCCTTGCCATCCAGTGCGGTGGCCGAGGTGCCGGCCGGTGTGACCTGGCCGCCCGGGTACTCGCTGAGCAGCGGCGCACTGATCGAGAGGTCGAGCCGGCGCCGTGTGAAGTTGACGAAGTTGCCGTTGCCGTAGTCGTAGGTGAATTGCTCCAGGCTGGCGTCCACACCGGTCAGGCGCACGTATTGCGCGGCAGTGGCGGTCACCAACTGATACACGTCGCCGATCTCCGGCACGCGCTGTTCCTCGCGCTGCACGCAAGCGATCGCACGCTGCCCGGCCAGCTGGGTACCCAGCAGATCGAACTGCGCAGTCGTGGCCGCCGCGACGTAGCTCTCGATGGCATTGCGGGCGTCGCGGCGCTCATCGGTCTGGCTGCCGGTGTTGAACAGCAACACGCTCACGCGCGGGTCCGCCGGCGCCTTGGTGACGATGGCATGCGCGCCCAGGTAGGCATCGGCGTTCTGCGTCATCGGCCCGCCATACAGCTTGCGCAGGTTGATCCGGCCGGTGGTGCGGTCCAGTCGGCTGATGTCGGGGAATACGTTGTTGACCTCGCCGGATACCACGGCATTGCCGGTGGCACGGCCACCGCCGTCATCTTCATCGGTCAGGCGCTGGCTCTTGAGCAGCTTCACATCGGTGACGTTGATCGTCATGCCATGAATCTCCAGGCAACAAAAAGCCCGCACGGGGCGGGCTGGTCAGGGTTCGGGATCTGGTTGGGGTTCAGGGTCGGGCGGCGGGGCCACGGTGATCAGCCGCAGGGTCAGCTCGTGCAGCCAGTCGGGCGACGGGGCTACCCGGCGGAACAGCGGCGCGGCCTGCACAGCAGGGCCAGCGACGCGGTTCCAGGTGACGTGATGCTTGGCGCCGGTCGGCAGGGTCAGCAGCATCACCCGCCCCGCCGTAGCCGCCAGCGCCTCCAGCTCGCGCACCTTGGCCAGGGTGAACCAGGCACCGCCGTTGCTGCTGAGGGTGATCGGGCGCCCGTACCGCTTGACGCCCTCCTGGATAATCAGCGCCCCGCTCAGGCTGCGCTCTTGCTCCTGCTCGACAGGGTCCCATTCCCATTCATCCGTCCATTGCAGCTGGTCGCCGCCCAGGTCGGGATCGTCCGCCAGGTCCACGCTATCCAGAGTCAATGCCATTACAGCGCCCTCAGCCCGGCGCTTTCGAGAACGCCGAGCAGCTTGGTTTCGTCGGCCTCACTGCGCACAGCCACGTCGACAGCTTGCCGGCCCGGCACCTCCAGGCGGATCACCTTGCCAGGTGCCTGTGCCGGCTGAGGCGCAGCACCTTGCGGCTGTTGCTGAGCATCGATGCGCTTCTGCTGCTCTTCCCGCTGGCGTTGTTGCGCCGTTTCAGACTCGATCTGCCGAAGCATGCCAAGGGCCCGCGCGGCGTTGGCCACCGCTTGGCTGTCTCCCTGGGCATTGGCCTCGGCCATCTGCGCCTCGAGCTCCCGCCGGCGGCTGGCAAAACGACGACGCTCGATGTCCTCGGTACGCCCTTGCAGGTTGTCCAGCTCGTCCTGCAAGCCCTCCAGCGTGGAACGGGTGGAGTTGGCCATCTGCTCCATGCGGTCCTTCGCGGCCTGGATCGCGCTTTCCAGCGTGCGCAGATCCGAGTCGTTGAGCAGGCTCATCGCATGCCGCGCCGAACTGGCACGCCGGACGAACTGCTGCACCGTGATGCTGCCGTCCTCATAGCCTTCCATCAGGCTCTGCAGGCGTGCCTTCTGCCCGAGAAACTGGATCTGCAGCTGCTGGCTTTGCAGCTGCGTCTGCGTCATCCATCGGCCCAAGGTGCTCATGCCGACCGTATTTGCAGCGGCCTGCATCTCACCCAGCGCCTCGGTCGCCCTTCGCAGCGAGCTGGTCGTGGCATCCAGGCTGCTGGTGTCCATCTCGATGTTGGCGGTGCTCAGGCCATTGAGCCGGTCGAACGCCTCCAGCGCCGCATCGCTCATCGCCGCCAGGGGCTCGCGGGCGCGGGTCATCACGCCACCGAAGAAGTCCTCCATGGCACCCATGTCGCGCTGGGCTTCCTCGCTGCCGCGCCGCCGGTCCTGCATGGCCTGGTCGCCAGCTCGACGCTCGGCTTCCATACGTTTGCCGCTCTCGCGGCGCAACTCTTCGCTGGTGACAATGGCCTCGCGGTCGGACTTGTTCTTTTCGTCCTGGGCTTTTTTGCTGCCTTCCAGCGCCTGCTTGAGTTCCTTCTGGCGAGCGCTGAGTTTGGCCAGCTCGGCGTTGTATTCGGCTGCACCGATCTGCCCGTTGTCATATAGCCGCCGCAGAGCAGTTGTGATCGCGGTAATGTCGCGGTCGGTTTTTGCATCGCCAATGGCACGCTGCACATCGGCCAGGCTTTTCAGGTTGTCCGCTGCGATGCCTACAGCTGCACCCATGCCGGCTGCCGCACCGCCAACATCACGCAGCTTGGCCTGGAGCATGGCCGTACCAGATGCATACTGCTGCTGGCTCAGGTCGCCGCGTTGGTAGGCCTTGTACATCTCTTCGCCCAACTGCTTGAGCTGGGCAGCACCCTCAGCCGCATCGATTTGTGCGAGCGCGTTGTTCATGTCCGTGACGCGCTGGACGATGTGCTCGAACTGGTCGTCGGCCTCTTGCTTGACCGCAGCGGTTTGCTCGGCGGCCTTTTCTTTCACCGAGTCGTTGAGGAAGTCCCAAGCGCCGGGAATTTGGCCTAAGTCGGCAAGCGCCTGGTCTGCATATGACGAGCTCAGCTCACCCAGAAATCGGTAAAACTCGTCGGCCTCGGTCCGCAAATCACCACGACCGAACATCTCCGCAATTTGACCACCAGCCAGAAGCACTCGTCCAACCGTTTGCTGCACGGCCAAAACCAGAGCAGAGCCTGCGGCATTGACGGTGCCAGCAAACATGTTCCAGGCGGTAGTCAAAGCTGCAATTACATACTGTCCGGCGCCTACTGTTTCCTCAATTGCCGGCCCAATTTTCGCGGCCGCGCTGCTAGCCCGTTCGGCAAGCCCTTCAAAATCTACTGTGGCGAGCTTTTCAGCGTACTTCGAAACGGCCTCGCCGGCGTTGACGAAGGCATCGGACAAGGCCTGAGCCAGGCGATCAAGACGCCCATCGTTGGCCATGGTGTCGAGGTTACTAGCCAGTTCCGCGAGCTTGCCTTTAACGAAGTCAAAGGCACCCGAATTAGCCACGCGCCCGGCGAAGTCACCGAACTGGTCACCCACCGTTTTCAGCAGGCCGGCGAAAGTGTTCATCTTGGCCGCAGCCGCCGCGCCGCCATAGGCCTCGGTCAGCATGTCCATGATGATGGCTTGGGCTTCAGCCTTGCGGCCTGTTGCCTCCAGCTGCTTGAGCAGCGCTTTCTGCCCCGCCTCAAACTTGAAGCCCTGCCGGCCCAGCGTGGCAATGGCTTCGGACGGCGACTGCAATGCCCGCCCGACAATCTCTGCCGACTGCTCGACACTGATGCCCAGGCGCTGCTGCTGATCGATGACGATCTGCATCGCCGCCGGAAACTCACTGGCGACGATATCGGTGTACGACAGCAGGCGAGTTTGCCCGGCCAAGATCTGCTCAGTAGTGAGCATGGACGCGTCGCGGAACTCGTCAGCCATGTCCAGCAGCTGTTGCGCAGTCAGCCCGGCGGCATTGCCGGTCGAGGCCAGCGCCGACTCCAACTGAGCCAGCGCCTGCTCATTGCTGCTGCCATCGGCGATCACGGCACGGATGCCGTCGCGCAACAGGTTCAGGCCGCCACGTACCAGGTTGAATGCAGCGTTGAGGGAAATGTAGGCAGCGGCGAAGGCCAGCACACGCTTGGCACCATCGCTCAACACCGAGCGGGCAGCATCAACGCGATCGGCGTGCTGCTTCGTCGTGTCCGCCGCCTTCTTCTCCTCGATGCGCTTTTGCTTGATCGCCTCGCGGTTGCCAGCCAGCGCCTGCTTGCCCTCGGCCAGCTCGTTGGTCAGCCGCTGCTCTTCGGCCGCCGCGTTGTCGGTGTCCACGCCCAGCTTCTTCAGCTCGCTGGTGGTGTTCTTGATGGCTTGCTGGTTGCGCTTATAAGCACGTTCGGCTTCATCCAGCGTGCGGCGCGCTTCGCGCAGGGCAATGCGCTGGCCTGCGGTGGCCTGGGCGTGGTCACCAATCTCGCGCGTCAGATCGTCCAGCGTGGCACGCGCATCACGCTGGGTGCGTTCCAGCCCCTCCGTCGCCTGCTGATTGTCGCGCAGGGTGCGAGCCAGGCCACGGGCGCGGCCGGCCTCCTCCAGCGAGGTTTTCAGCCGGCGCCCTTCCTCCGCCAGTTCGCGCATCGAATCGCTGGCCGGCTCCACATCCTTGCTCAGGAAGTTGCGCGCGCGCAGGGTCAGCTGGATCAGCCGGTCAAAGGCCATAAACTTTTCTCCAGGCAATAAAAAACCCCGCCGGAGCGAGGTTTTGATGAACAGGTGAGACTATCGTGCTGGACTTACATCAACCTTATAAAGGTGCTTTCCTTTGAAATAGCACGCTATCTCAAACTCTAAATCTACCCCAAAGGCATTTTTTGCAGTGAAAGCAGAGACATACGTGGCGCGCCCGTCAGGCTGTGCCTGGAAGCCAGCCGACCACAAGAAAGAAAAGTCAACGGTACTTGGAAATGCTGCCCTATCCTTCGCCGCGGATTCGCATGCCTTTCCAGCATCTCTCTGCTCTATCGCTGGCCCGAAATCATCTTCGGTTGCCACCGCTGGAAAAGTCATCGGTCTCACGACGCTTGCGTCCGTTTCCGCTGGGCATGGCCCATCGGTGAAATTTACCCGCCCTTGCGAGTCGACACACTTATAGATCGGCGATGCCTGCACCAACGCTGGTACTAGCAACAAAAATAGCAATCTTCGCACTGCTTATCCCTCCGCTGGACGGAGGAGAATCTACCATCACAACGCCAGCACCGAAACCCGGCCTAGGCCGGGTGCGTTCGGTAACGCTCGATCTACGCCGTGGCCGGCAGCGTACTCAGCACGTAGGCATAGGGCCGGCCAGCTGTACCGAGGCGCGTACGCTTGTAGCCCAGCAGCCCCAGGCAATGGCCTACTGCGGTTTGCGTGGCCTTGTCGTTTACCAGGACTAGCGCCTCGATCAGCTGCTGGCTGCTGAAGCCCTGCGGCCAGCCGTTGGCCACCAGGTGTGCGCGGATCTGCTGCTGCAGCTCGTACTGCTTGCGTTGCGGCTCCGGCAGGTCCGGTCCGTCCAGCCACCGGGTTGCGCCCAGCTCGGCAGCGAGATCCACCCCGGTGGCTCGCTCGGCTGCCTGGTTGGCCCGAGTGGCGGCTAGCCGGCGCGCCATGCCCATGCTGCGGCCGGTGGTGTACAGGGCGCGGAATACCCGGCCAGCGCTGACGATTTCGTCAGCCGCGACGTGCGCGGCCATCGGCACGTTGTCCTGCTCCGGTTCAGCAGCGGGCATCACGTAGGCGCCGTGCTTGCGGATGCTGGGCAGCACCTCGGCAGTCACCCACTTCTTGAAGCGCTTAGCCTCTGCCTTCCTGCTGCGCAGGATCAGCGAGTAAAGCCCGGATTCGTTGATCAGGATCGGCTTGCGTCCCGAACCCGAATACTGTTCGTGTTCGCGCTTTTCATCATCATCGAGCCCAAGCAGCGCCTTGTTGGTATCAGCCAGCCCTATCGAGCTGCAGACATCAACCGCCACCCACCACGGCTCACCCTCAACCAACACCACCCGCACGGCAGCGCCATCGAACGAGAATTCCATCGGCAGGCTCATTGCACCTCCTCCCGCATACCGCTGATCGATGCGCTGAGCAGGGCCTCTACCGACTCCAGCAGGTAGTAGGTGGCCCACTTGCAGGTTTCATCATCTACATCACGCGCCGCCTCTGCGCCGGCACGTACTTGACTGCTGGCCGCGCTCAGCATGCACAGCGCGTATTCCAGCGCATCGACCGCCGGCACACCTTGCTGTACAGCGAAAACGGGAATGCCCCGGGGAACATCGCCAAAGCCGCGATGCCGGGTAACTGCCTGAGGTTGGGTATGGGCCTTCATGATGGAACTCCTACAGTCGTTGTCGGAGTTCGCCGCCTTCGTTACCAAGCAAAGGGTGGCGAACCGTGCGCAGGTTGGTAAACCGGGGACGTAGGAACCCGGCAGCCCCGAAGGACTCCCACGCACGGCCCGCCATAACACGGGCACAAAAAAACGCCTGTTCGGCGTCGTGCGCCTACATCTACTCGGGTTACCAAGCCCGGCCGCTGAATTTGCAGCGGCACGAGCAAGGTAGCCCCGAACGCACGACCCGTCAACGGTATCGTGATGCTATACCGGGCAGCCCTTACGCCGCCGCCTTCATCCCCAGGCTGTAGAACTGCGACATATCGCTCGCCGTCACCAGCGGATCGGCCAGCAATTCGCCGGTGACCTGATAGGCCGCATAAGCGGTGCCGCTGAGCTGGATTTCCTGCACCAGGCCCACCTTGAAGCGGCGTAGGCGTGCCGGGGTTGGTGCGCCGCCCTGCGCGGCGTTGAGGCCGGCGAAGTAGCATTCCAGCTCGACCTGCGAAGTCGTCAGCATCTCGACCACGTCGGCCTTGAGCTTGGTGTAGCTGGCCTTGATGCCGGCGTTGGTGATGGTGGTGCCGGTGGTGATCTGGATGCCGTAGGGCGTGAGCAGGTAGTCGGTGCCGGGCTCCAGGGCAGCATCATCCGCCGTCACGATGGTGACCGGCGCCGAGAGGTCAGGCAGGTGGTCGAACGGGATCAGCTCGCCCGGCACCGCCTCGCAGATATGGGCCTCTGCCGTGACCTCGCCAGCGGCCACACCATGGATGGTGCCGCGACCAACCAACGCCAGGTTGCGGGCGTTGACGTCGTACAGGGTGAAGCTGGCCGTTACGCCGGTGACACGGGAGGTGACGTTGCGGTTGCCCGCGCCGGTGATGTAGTTGGGCAGCGTCTGCTGATCTTCGGTGTGGGCGATCTTCAGTTCGCTGGTGTTGCCCCAGGGCAACAGTGCTTTCTGAGTTTGATAGGCACGCGAGAAGATGTCGCCATAGCCGATAAGGCTGGCGTCTTGAACGGTTTGCATGGGTTTACCTCGATGTCAGGATGCGGCGCGGGGCCAGGTGAAGCGCGGGAGTGGAACGGCTATTTAGCCTCGTCGGCCGGCTTGGGTTCGGCCTTGGGCACCGGCACGAAGCCGTTCGCCTTGGCATGCGCCAGAGCGGCGGCGGTCAGCTCCTGGTCGCCCTTCTTGTACAGCTTGACCTTGCCGCCCTCACGGAAGGTGAATGCGGTTTTCACATTGGCTTTGGGCATGGTGCCCTCCTATGGTTGCGGGTATTGCTCGACGAAAGTGACGGCAACCTGAGCCTGCACGATGGCAACGCTGTGACCGGGTGCCGGATAGTTGAATTGCACATCACCCAAGGCGACGCTCTGCAGCAGCCCGGCCAGTTGGGGCGGCGGCCGCCCCCGCAGCGATCGGGCAATGCCCCATTCGACCTGGTCGAGCAGCGCGTGCCGCTCGGTGTCGGGGTGCTGGTCGAAGTCGATGACGACCTCCACCTGGTAGACCCTCGCGCGACGGCCGGAAAGGATCACCCCTTCGGGTGTCACCTCATCGCCGGTAGAGGCAGCGACCAGCGTGGCGACCGGCAGCGGCGCGGGCTGCGGCAGATCCTCGTAGAACTGGCCGACCTCGACCTTGCTCAGCGTGAGCGGGTAGCCGTTGGCCTGGTCAATCTGACGTAGGCGATCGGCCAGGTAAGCGGTCACGCGGGTGGCGATCACCTCCATCAGAACAGCTCCTCATCCAGATCCTTGTTGAACTCGAACGCCAGCCGGTCGGCCGCCTGTTCGCGCGTGCTGTTATCTACCGCGACGCGGAACAGCGCGGCGGCTGATGGGCCGTTTGCATCTTCTGGCGTCCAGTATTCGTAGCGGTATTCCTTGATGTGTGGCCGCTTGCTGCGCGCGGTCAGCTTGCGGGCGCGCACACTGCGGGTGGCCAGCGGCAACTTGCGATCGCTGGATGGGTTGATGAAGCCGGCCGCGATCTTCTCGCCCTGCCACCAATCCACCAGCACCCGGGCGCTGACCTTGGACCCATCGACCGGATCGGCGCGATGCCGGTAGCAGCGCGCCGGAATGCTGGCCGACGACGGCACGATGCTCGCCTCCGGCACGTTCCGGTTGGCCAGGTTGATGCGGATGCGGTCATTGAAGATCACCCGGCGAACACCGGTAGCTTCCGAGAATGGCTCGACCAGCAACACGCGCTTCACCCAACGGGACGCACGGTTGGTGGAGTTGATCTGGATGCGCTCGAAGCGCTTCTCGTCGATGCCGAAGGCGGCAGGGCCGCCCTCGAAGGGCGGCAGACTGACTTCCATACTCATATGCGTTTCACCCACATGCGCCGCACGACGCGGTCATCCTCACGCTCGACAAGGCCCGCCACACGCCAGCGAACCCCACCGACCAAGAACACAGCACCCGGCTGCGGCCGACCCACCTCGATCAATGCCGCCTCCAGCTGCGTTGCGTACTCCACCATCCCGCCGAACTGCCCAGGGCGGGCGACTTCGTAATCTAGGAATACCCGGCACGGCAGCGGCTCTGCCCCAGGCTGGGCGGTGTAGGTGGCAGGGGTGCCGATCAGCTCCTCCGCTGACACCACCACCTCGACGCCGTTGCCGCGCGGGTCTCGGGGGCTGACCAGGTGAAACAGCCGATCGCCATGACGCAGATAGCGACCGGAACGGAAGACCTCTGAGAAGCGCGCCCGGATCTCGACCAGCGATCGCTGGCGAAGCCCGAGCGGGGCTGGCGTTTCACCTTCCTTGGTGCGGATATCCACCCAGCGCGACCCCAGAACGACGGGCTGCAGCTGGTCGTCCAGGCTCAGCACCTGGCCGCGATAGCGCAATCGACCTGCTCGCATATCAGAACCTCGGCGGCACAGTGATCTCGGCCAACAGGGAATCGGTGAAATGGCTCGGCAGCTCGGCCAGGATGGTGCCGACCACCAGCGTCTCGCGGAACTCGTGAGCAGTGGCGGCCTGCATCAGCAACCACTGTTTCACACCCGGATAGGCCGCCAGGTCGGCGCCGGCGTGGTAGCGGATGAGCAGCCGCCCGGATGGACGGCCCAGCGGGAAATGCAGGAAGCTCTCACGCTGGCCTCGCTCCAGCCGCAGCCGAGGCAACGGCTGCAGCTCGGTCAAGGTGCCATCAGGCTCGACGCGCTGGACAGCCAGCACCTCGTCAGCCTGGCCGACATCGAGGGAATGACCAGAGCCGTAAGACTCGGGCCATTCCTCCTCATAGACGGCTGGACGAATCGCCGCCCCCGTCTTGGCCTCGGCCTGGGCGATAACGCCGGGGATGATGACCAGCTCGACCAGATCGGCCTGCAGATCATCAGCCTCGACGTGGCACTGCGCGGCCACATCCTCGACGCTCAGCACCTGAGCCGCACTGTCATACTGGATGCGGCGGGCCATTAGGGCTTGGGCTCGTCGTCATCGTCGTCGGCGGGCGGCGGCGGTGTGGCACCGGTTTCCGAGACGGGTGGCTCAGTGGCAGGCGGCGGCGGATCGACCTCCCCCGGCTTGGTATTGGCAGCGCCGCCCTTGCCTTTGCCGCGACTTCCGGTACCCGCCTTGCCCTCACCGCCCTTCGGCGCCGCAGCCGGCGGAACTGCCTTGACCTGCTCGGCCACCTTGCCATCGATCAGCGCCTTGACCTGGGCGGCATCGAAGCCGGCGCGTTCGCCCTTCGAGTAGCCGCGCCAGGATTGGGTGAACTTCACCACTACACGTTCGTTGCTCATGTCATCACCTTTGAAATGGGGAACTGCAAAAGCCCCGCCCTAAGGCGGGGCAGCGGGTTACATGCCGGCGCCCCACTTGACGTTGATGCCGACGGTGATGCACTCGACGTGGCGCGGGCCGAAGTCGTGCTTGGCGATGACGCGGACCAACGTCTGGTCGCGCTGGAAGGCGCTGACCATGTTGCCGGCGCCGTCCTTGTAGGCCGCTTCTTTGCTGAAGTCGATGACCAGGTCCATGTCCTCGCCGATCATCATGTCGGCGAAGTTGACGAAGTAGATCTCCGACTCGTTGCCGTCATCGCCCAGGTTGACCGGGATCTGGTTGCTCAGCCCGACCGGGTAGCCCTTCAGCAGGTTCTGGTCGATCTCGGGGTAGGCCTTGTTGCCGTTGCCGTCGCGCAACGATTGCAGCCAGCGCAAGGTGCGCGGGTGCATCAGCCAGCCACACGAGGACATCATTACGTTGGCGGTTTCGATGCGCAGCATCAGGCCGCCCAGGAACAGGTCGATAGCGGTCAGATTGGGGTCTACCGGGGCCGGCAGGACATGCTGGGCAATGGCCCAGTGACGCAGCCCCTTGGGCAGCACACCGGAACCGTCGGCACGGATGAAGTGCAGATCCTCGGACAAGCCCATGCTGACGGTCAGGTCGTTCGCCACCAGGCCGTCGACGCGCGGATTGACGCCGGACATGCGCAGCAGGTCATTGGAAACCGGCACCAGCGCGGCGGCTTTCTTGGCCGACAGCTTGGTGTCACCGAACGTCATACCGGTCAGCGGGATGTCCTGCTCAGTACCGATGTAGGTCACCACGGTGTTGCCGGTGATGCGCGGCATGGTCAGGTTGCCGTTGTTCAGCGGCAGGCTGGTCACGCCCATCTTGCGCAGCACCGAGGTCGGGCGCAGCGCCTCGATCACATCGGATGCGAAGTTGGTCGGCACCAGCACCCCGCCCGCACCAGGCGTGACAGTGGACAGCGCCATATGCACGTCGGCGCCAAAGTTGCCGTCCTTCGCCATCTGTGCAGCAGCCTGCTGGTTGCCCTGCGCCGCTGCCAGCAGGCGCACCATCTGCGCCATCTTGGTACCGGGCACCTGTTTTTCGGTGAAGGGGCCTTCGATACGACTGTCGGGCGGGCTCTGCTTGCCCTGCGCGCCCTCGTCTACCGGCACAGCGGAAAGGGCCGCAGCCTTCTCGGCCTGCTCGGCGCGGCTGATCTTGGCGCTCAGGTCAGCGATCTGAGCCTCCAGGGTGGTGAACTCCTGCAGCTGCTCGGCGCTGAGGTTGGCGCCGTCGGCTTCGAGTTTCGCGAGCGCCTGCAGCTTGGTGTTCAGCTCGGCGCGTTCGCTACGCAGTTGTAGAACTTTGGACATGGTGCCTCCTGGGCATGAAAAAGCCCGCACTGGGCGGGCTTGGGTGACTGCCGCGAACGCGGTCAGAGTTGGGATTGGATAGCCGCAGCGCGGGCGCGCACTGACAGCCCGCTGTTGCCGCGAGCTGCACGGCTCTCCGCGACAGCACGGGACAGGTGATCTACCGCGTCCTGCGGGCTCTGCAGCCGGTCGGCCAGGCCAGCCGTAATGCCGTGCTGGCCGCTGTACAGCCCGGCCTGGGTGGCGATGACCTGCTGCACATCCAGGCTGCGGTACTCCGCGACGGCGCCGACGAACATCTGGTAGCTCTCCTGCACGATGTCCTGCAGCACTTGCATGGATTGATCGGTCAACGGCTCGTGCGGACTGAGGTCATTCTTGTGGTCACCGGCAAACACGGTGGTGACCTTCACCCCGGCGTTTTCCAGCATCTTGGAGCGATCCAGGTGCTTGGCGATGACGCCGATGGAACCGATGCCGCTGGTCTGGCTGACCACCACTTCGCTGCAGGCCGAGGCGAGCAGGTAGCCGCCGCTGTAAGCGGAGAAGTTGACCAGCCCGGTGATGGGCTTCTGTTGCGCCATCGCGCGGATATCCGCTGCCAGCTCGAACGCCCCGACAGCGGCGCCGCCGGGGCTGTCGATATCGAGCACGATGCGTTCGACCATCGGATCGGCAACCGCTGTGCGCAGCTGCCGCCGCAGCTCTTCGTAGCTGGTCATGACCTCGCACATCTGTAGGTGGGCGGCACGGCTGACCAAGATGCCGCTGACAGGGATGACCTCGACCCCGGTGCGGCCAATGGCCTGGCGGCGGGTTTCCTCGGCCCGTTCCATGCGCGCGGAGTAGTCGTCATCGTCGTGCCACAGCTTTGCGCCTTCTTGCCCCTGCGCCTGGGCGCCGATGTTGATGATGTTCAGGTGCATGACCTGGTTGGCCCAGGCGACGCCGAGGTCGAGCATTTCCGGCGTGATCAGCAGTGGCTGGTTGAACAGCATGCTGGCCGCTCTCAGGTGGCGTTTCATTGGCTGAGAATCCTCGTGATCTCGGCGTGCTGCAGCTCCAGCTGCGCGCGCACGTTGGGGTTGGTCAGGTCGGCGCCCTTGGTCGCGTCCACCATGTTCAGCGGCTGCAAGTAGAGGTCACCTCCCGGAACGGGTGGCATGTTCTCCAGCCGGCGGATGTCGTTGACCGACAGCCAGCCCCATTGCCGGCCGATGGCATAGGCCTCATAGCGGCTTTTCTGGTCGCCACGCATCAGGCCGGACAGGTTGAACTCGATGAAGTACGTGCGCCGATCCTTCGGCAGCAGGAAGTCGCGCATCATTGCCTGCTCGTGGCGCTTGGCCCACGGCAGGAGGGCGAACACCACGAATTGAATCAGCAACTGCTCGATGGTGTTGTAGTTGGCCTTCTCCAGGTCGTTCACCATCGGCAGCGGGATCTTGTAGATCCGCGCGATGTTGGTGCCTGTCAGCTTGAGCACGTTGACCACATCGGCATCGACGTTGGTCATCGAGATGGGCTTGAAGGTCATGCCCTCCTGCAGCAGCGCGACCTTCTTGGCGTTGTCGAAGCCGCTGTATTTCTGCCCCCACTGTTCAACGATCTTGTCGACGGTCGCCTGATCCTTGATCGCCGGCGCTTCGCGAGGCCGCTCGATGACGCCGGATACTGTGGCGCCATTGGCGAACGACTTGCCGGTGTAGCGGGTGATGGCCTGGGCCATGCCCACCGTTTCGGCGTGCAGCTCGATGGGCGACAGCCCCACGTAGTGGTTGGTGGATGTCCAACGCACGTGGTGAATCATCCGCGCCGGTACCGGGTCAGCGCTGCCAACGCGGTAGTAGGGCAGCAGGTCGCCGCCCTTGAGCACCTGCACCTTGTTGTTGTCCAGCGGCCAGAGCGCCGCGACGTTGCCGTCTTCGCGGCGGTCCACCCAGGTGAAGCTGTTGCCGCGCAGGCCGCACGCCATCTGCTCGCACTCGGTCAGCTCGAACGGCGTTTGGAAGCCGTTCGGCTGGTAGCGCAGCACGTCGTAGAGCGGGTGGTTAATGGCCGGCTCGCGCTGGCCTTTGTCCCTGCGTTCGTAGACCTCCAGCGGCAGCTGTGCCAGCGTCTCAGCCAGCAGGGTGACGCAGTTGTGCAGGATGGGCACGCCCAGCGCCGTCTCGGGCGTGACCTGCACCCCGGCGCTATTGCCACCGCCAGAGCCGATCAGGCCGCGCCAGAAGTCGCCGAAGCTCTCCAGCGTGCCCTGCTGGCCGGTGCCGCGCAGGCTCGAAAAGAACATGCTCAGACCCCGTTGTTTTTGATAGCAGCCGCTGCTCGGTCAGCAAGCAGCGACCAGGCCAGCAGGCCGAGGCCGGCGACGATGAACGCCGCTGGCACGTTGAGTTGAGCCACACCCGCAACCAGCAGGCCGAAGCCGACCAGCCCGGCGAGCCAGGAAAGGATCTGCACCAGGGTGCTCATATGCCCACGCCCTTGTCATAGATGGATGTTCCGCCACCAGGCGGCGCCGAGCCGCTGACGCCGGTTGCAATGACCGAGGCGACGATGCCGTCGATCCGGCCATTCGATTTGGCCTTGTCGACCTTGCGGTTGTTCGCCGGATCAGAGGTGGTCACGGCGTTGGCAGCGCACATGGTCAACACAGGGTTGCCGTCATGCCGCAACGTCTCCACCACCTCGAACTCGCTCACGTCGATGTCGAGCGGGTTGCCGTCCTCGTCCAGCACCTGGGGCGGCATGCCCAGCAGCCGACGCTCGAACTCGTCCACGGCCGGCGACATGCTCTGGTAGCCCTGGCCGAATGGCTCCATCTCCGGCAGCTCGATGTCGTGCTCGATCATCAGCTGCTTGAGATCCTCGATCCGCCATCGGTCATAGCCGATCTTGCGCACGTCGAAGTACGCGCAGATCGTCTGCAGGCGCCGCAGCACATGCAGCTTGCTGATGGCCCGGCCCGGCGTCGTCTCCAGATGTCCCTCGGCGATCCACACGCGGTACGGCACGCGGTCGCGGTTCTCCCGGCCTTCAAGATCGTGGTCGGGTATCCAGAAGTACGGCAGCAATCGCCAGTGCGGGTCAGCCTCGGTCGGGTAGAACTCCAGCACGAACGATGTCAGGTCGGTGGTGCTGGCCAGGTCGAGCCCAGCCACACACGGCCGATTGCGCAGCATCCGCATCGGCACGCGCTCAGCAGCGCCCAACCAAACGTCGCCGCTGATCCACGGGTTTTCCGCAGCTGTCCAAACACAGAAGTTCAGCCGCTTTACCACAGCCTCTTTCGCCGGCAGGCCGCGCGCTGCCAGCACCTGCTCGCGCAGGTAGCGCCGCCCCGGAATACCATCGGTGCGCCCCTCGGGAATGAAGTCGAGCGACGGGTTTACCTTCGGCCAGCAGGCCTCGTCGGTCAGCGGGTCGTCGCCTTCGTCCAGCGAGCAGATGAACGCGAAGAAGGTGTCGTCGATGACATCGCCACGGCACACGCGCACGCCGTAGTCGTGGTACTGGCCGGCCACGCTGTTCTTGTCCGACCCGCTGTTGGTAATCATCGCCACCAGGGCGCGGCGCCGGTTCTTGGTGCCGGCGCGCATCATCTCGACGGCCGAGGCCGTCTTGTGTTCGTGCACCTCGTCCAGCAGCCCCATGTGCGGGCGCGGCCCTGACTGGCCATCGTCGTTGCTGATGGCCCGGAAAAAGCTGTTGGTGTTCGGGTAGAACAGGTTCCAGATCTTCTCGTTGCGGCCACTCTGCTCGATGCGCGCGCCCAGCTTGGGCGACATGGTGACCATCGACACCGCGTCGCGGAACATGATCATGGCCTGATCTTTCTTGGTCGCGGCGGCGTAGATCTCGGCGCGCTGCTCACCATCTGCCACCAGGCCATACAGCCCGATACCCGCGATCAGCGGCGACTTGCCAGAGCCCTTGCCCGTCTCGATGTAGGCCAGGCGGTAGCGGCGCACGCCGTCGTCAACGTACCAGCCGAACAGACTGCCCACGACGAACGCCTGCCACGGCGCGAGCTGGAACGGCGAGCCCTCGTAGTCGCCGCCGTTGAGGCACAACACGTCCTCGAAAAAGCCGATGGCGCGATCGGCCGCTGCCTGATCCCATCGAAGGCCGCGCAAATGCCCCAGCTCTAGATCGTTCAGGTGCCGCTTGCAGGCGTTGCGAACATCCGGGCCGGCCACGATGTCGCCGGACAGCGCCGACCTGGCGAATGCCAGTACACGGCAATCAGCTGAAGTATTTGTCAGCAGCGTCTCTTGGTGCATTGGGGAACAACTCGCCTTGAGGCACCAGCGCCTTCATGGCGCGGCGCGCAACCGGGGAAAAGCCGAACAGCGCCCCCGCTTGGTTCGCTCGGCGCTCTGCATCGTTGGCCAGTTGCCGCCAGATGCTGATCTGCTGGGCGCCGGTCTTGAACGTTTGCACGTCACCGTCACCCTCCAGCTCGGCGTTCAGGTCGGCGATCTTGCGGCGGAACCGCACCCAATCGCCTACCGCCTCGCAGTACGAGGCAAGCGCCATCATGTCCAGCTCACTGACCCAGCCCAGCGCCAGCAGTGCCTCGGTCACACGGTCCCATTCCTGGCCGCCCTCGGGGCTCAGGAAGTCGGGTTTAGGCGGGGCCTGTACCGGCACAGCAGGTGCCTGGGCAGCCGCTTGTAGCGCAGCCATTCCTTGCTTGCTGGGGTCGCCGCGCAGCATGTGGACAGTAGCCGGCAGCGGGTGCCGGCCAGAGTTGGCATTCCCAGCCATAAACATCCCCTCCAGGTCGAAGCCCCCCACCCCCCATTTTTCCCGGCGTTGCGCACGGTGATCCATAGGTCGTTCTAGGGCTTGGCGGTGTAGGGTTTTTAACCCCCCCTACCCATGTTGTTCACTGCCGGGGCGGGGCGGTTCCAATGGTGGTTCGGATCGATCGGCAGACCCGACTCGGAACAACCGAGCCGCCCGCCTTTCTCCATCCGCTGCTTGGTCGAGTCGTGGCAGGTCTTGCACAGCGACTGCCAGTTAGTGCGATCCCAGAACAGCTTCCAGGCCGCCGCAATTCGCTCGGGGTCGCCGCTCAGCTTGGCGTCACCCAGCCGAGGCGGCGTGATGTGGTCGACCACCGAGGCCGGGACTAGCCGCCCTGCTCGCTGGCAGAACACGCACAACGGATTGCGCCGCAGGTGATCGGCTCGCGCCTTCTGCCAGCGGTAGCCGTAGCCCTTGGCCGCAGCGGTCAGCGGCTTAGTCACCCTTCACAACCCCGCGCACCTCGCGAATAAGGTCCAGCAGTGACCGGCCCTTGCTCGCTTCGGTGTAGGCAAACCATGCGCGTACCGACACCCAAGCCGGCAGGCCGCACACGAACACCACCGCGCCCAGCCCAACAAGGCCGATGTCGTCGTTCGTCCAATGGCCGATCTCTAGCCACCGAATCACAAACGCCCCGCCACCGAGGCTGGCGACAACCGTGCTGATCATCGCCACAACGAACTCCCGCGCCGTACGCGGCAAGGTCATGGCCATCACCACAATCGCCACCAGCACTGTAGCGAACGCGCCGAGCACACCGAGCTTGTACAGCGCCAGCCCACCGGCCGCGGTCGTGGCAGGCTCTGTCATGGTCAAATTCCTCACGAGGCATACCCCGTCGGCAGAAACGAAAAGGCCCCGCCGAGTGGCGAGGCCAGAAACGAAAAACCCGGCGCTGTGGCCGGGCTTGCTGTGAGGGTGGCTGCTTGCGCACCTCTCTGAACATGACGGATTTATACCCCTCCAATCCGGTGGCAGCAAGACGCCAGCACTGCCACCCCTGCAATCAACGGTGACGTACCGGCAACGCACCGGCAATCAACGGCAATATCACATGACTGGCTACAGCGCCGCAGGCAGCAGACCCACCAGCCCCACCAGACTCCAGACAGGCGAGACGCTTGAACACCGCACAGAACAAGGCGCCGCCCCACTGTCCTACCTTTATTGATCCTTCTCCCGTATAGAGAGAAAAAGATAACGCTGCGCGCGATGCGCGCGCGTGCATGTGCGCCCTACGTGCGGGCACGGTGAAAAGGTAGGGAGGTGGGACGACTCCAGACACTACGCGGCGTGCGTGCGTCTCGCCCGCAAAAAAGCGGGTGGTCCATGCCGGGACGGTGCGCCAAATCACGCTGCGCGCTCCAGCAGCATACCTGCAATCGCCACATGCGCGTTATGCAGCCGCTGGTAAAACTGCGTCCGGCCGCACCCACAGTGCCGCCATTTCTGGTGATCCAGGCTCTGATGGTTCAGATAATGCTCCCGCACCACCACCGCCAGCTGCGCGTCCAGATGCTTGTTCACGATCAGCTCGATGTCCGCACTGTACGGCAGCAGCATCCGAGAGCCACCGCCCTTGGCGCGGATCAACATGCCCTTCGAGTCCATCAGCTCAGCGATCATGCTGCCGCCCGAACCACCACCGCCCAGCCCGCCGTGCATATCCAGCGCCCACAGCTTCAGCATCTCATCCATTTCAGGAATCAAAACGCGGTCCCCTTCTGCTGCGGCTTCGGCTGCGCCGCCACGCGCTTCCACTCATCTGGCTTCATGTACACATAGCCGCGCGTCCCGCTGGGCGTACTGCCACGCCTGCGGCGAGGCCACTTCAACCGATGCATGATCTTGCCGACGCGCATCTGCGCCGGCTTATCCCAATGGCTCGGGTCGATGTTCAGCGCCTTCTCCAGAATGTGCGCCCCCGTCACGCTATCGCCGATGTGTTGCTTGGTCAGGTACGTGATGATCGGCTCCTCCCACATATCCGCCTGGTAGCGCTGATCCTGCTCGGCCGCGAAAATATCCGACTCGTCCCGCTCAACCCACCACACATGCCCCGAGCGATAGCACGCCACCGCCTCGGCCCACAGCTGGTCGCGATCGGCGCGCAGGCCGTCGAGATCCACCTTCGTACAAGTCACCGGCCAGTAGCGGCGGTTTCCCGTGTCATCCTTCAGGTACTCATCCTGGTTCGTCGTACCCACGAACACACACTGGCGCGGCACATCCAGCACCCGCCGCCCGTAGCTCTCTCGATAGGTATCCACCGAAGCCGAAAAGAACTGCTTGGCCCGCGTGGATTCGGCCTTGTTGAATGCATCCAGCTCGCCCAGCTCCACGATCCACTTGCCCCGGATCGCTTGATAGCCATCCTTGTCGCCCAGGTTGAACGGCGTATCCATGAACCACGCACCACCCAGCACCGACATCGAGGTCGACTTACCCGCACCCTGCAGGCCCTCCAGAATCAGCACCGAATCCGCCTTGCAGCCCGGCTGGAACACCCGCGCCACCGCCGACAACATCCAACGCTTCGCGACCTTGCGCGAATACTCGCTATCCGGCACGCCCAGCCGCTCGTGCAACCAATGCTCCAGGCGCGGCGTTCCATCCCACTTCAGCCCATCCAGGAACGCACGTACCGGGTGGAAGGCATTGTCATGCGCAACCGAGTTCACCGCCTCCAGCACCAGGTTGCTCTTCACCCGCAGGCCGTACACATCCGCCAGCCAGAGCGTCACCTTGATATCGTCCAGGTCGCTCCAGTCACCCGCCGAGCCACCGTAGGGCGGCGTGCGCATCTTGCGAATCTTCGAGCTGAACGAGTCATAGGCGATGACCCCGTCCCAGCGCTTATCGTTGCCCAGGATCAGCGCGATATTGAACGGGTGCGCGACCATCCCGCCCTTGTCCGAATACTGCAGCTTCTCCTGCCACGCCTCCACGGTGGAAGGCCGCACCACCGCCAGCACCTGGCGGCGCACCGCCTCCAGCCCCTCGGCCGCGTGCAGGTCGTTGAAGTCCGTCCACTTGTCTTCGCGGTCGGCGTCGAAGATCGGCAGCACCACCTCACCGCCCACGATCAGCGCGGCATTCTCCGCCTTGATCTTGCCCACGTTCACCGGCTTGCCCTGAATCACCGTTTTCCAGTCATCGTCAGCGCAGAACACCAAGCGCCGGCCGGGATAGCGCACCCGCAGCCCCTCAGCCACAGGCAACAGGTTGCCGGCGTCAAAGCAGCACGCCACCGTCAGCGAGGTCGCCATATGCAGGCTCGCCCCGGTCGCATAGCCCTCGCACACCAGAATCACGTCGCCCGGCTCCGGCTCCGGGCCGAACAGATGCACCGCGCCCTGCTTTTCCAAGCCGGCCGGCCAATAGGCCTTGTTCCCGCCGAACTTCGGCTGCACCTCGGGGAACAGCACCTGCAGGCCGACGATGTCCCAGCTCTTCACGTTGCGCATCGGCACCAGGGCCGTGCCGCTCTTGCGCTTGTAGCGCAGGCCGAAGCCGCCCACGCCCTTGTTCGCCAGGTACTGGCTGGTGCCTTTCTCCTCCAGGTGCTTCCACATGCCTGCGGCGCGGCGCGCGGCGGTGCGATGTTTGCGCGCCTCGGCCTCGGCCGCCTTGCGCTGGCCCTCCTCTGCACGGGCCTTCATCACCGCCCGGTCTTCAGCGGTCAGCTTGCCGCCCTTCGGTTTGATCTTGTGCCAGCTGCCCTTCTCGCCCGAGCGCCAATCACCGAACGCACCGCAGTAGAAGGTGTTGCCGTTGCTGGTCAGATGCTCATAGATCACATACCAGCCGGTCTTCTCCGGCGCCTTGTCACCCTCCACCTCGCAGCGGGTGCGCTTGCCGATCACCAGTGGGGTTTCCGGTTTCAGGTCGCCGGCCTGCAGCTGGGCCAGCACATCGTCAAGTAGTTCGTGACGGTCAGCCATTATCCGACCCTCCGCTCGTGATAGCCCTGGCATTCCAGGCACAACGTGCAGCCCTGCCCCTTCATCGCCTCCAGTCGTTTCGGCGGGATCGGCTCGCCGCAGTCCTCGCAGTCGGCTGCCATACGCGGCACTGCAGGCCGGCGTGCCGCCAATGCCTGCTCCATCCGCTCCAGCACCAAGTCATTCGCACGATCAGCAAGATCAGCCACAGCACACCCCCTGCTCCCGATTCGCCCGGCGCACCGCAGCGCCCAGCTTGAACACCGCATGCACCAGGCGCTCCGCCATCAGCTCGAACTCGTCCAGCTCGTCATCGTCGATGTCGCCATCGTCCAGGCTCTTGGTCAGGTGCAGGGTCAGCGTGCTTTCCCGGCTGAGCATTTCGCTGATACCCGTCAGCAGCGCCCGGGGCGTATCCGTCTCGCGCAGGTCCGAGACATCCACCCCAACCCAGCCGATCGGGTGCAGGATCGCCTCGACAATGCGCGGGTCGCGGGTCAGATCAAGGATCAGCTCCAGGTCGCGGATGTTCGGCGTGTGGGTGGTATTGGTCAGGCTCAGCTTGTGATTGAGCGTTGTGGGATTGGTATCGCCGTCGACGGCGGCAATGGCGGTGGCGCCGCCTGGATAGTCACGCACCGCATGGTGCAGTGCCTGCGGCAGTGTCAGCAGTGTGCGTCGTGCACGTTCGGTGGAGCAGAACTTGAATCGGCCCATGGCAGTTTCCCCAAAAGTCTGCCAGTGACCACACCGCGCCTGCTTGATACAGTTGCGCCGTGGTCACTTGCCAGTGGTCACATGCAGGCGGCGTGTCTGTGGTGGATAACCGCCTGCATCCCGGTGGCGAGGCCCATGCTCCGCATGAGCCCCGCCGCTACAGCCCGCCCTATCTGTGGTGGAGACGGCGGGCAACCCAGGGCATCCGTGCCCTGGCGGGTGCGGTAGATCGGCAAGCTGTACTGGCGTACTCCGTGGCGATCTACCGCATCACCCGACAGCACTGTGGTGGTGTGTGCCGGGAGAACCGGGCGGCTGGTAAGGCCGTCCGGTTTTTTATGAACTGGATCAGGCCGCTTCGGACCTACGCTCGCCCTCACGGCGATCGCCGTTGCGACGCTCAGCAACACGACGGTCACCCTCGCGACGCTCAACATCGGGAAACTCGGCAGGCGCCGGAAATAGCTCAGGCATATCGGGGCGCAGCTCATGGCGCCCTACCCCGGATAGTTTTTCGAGCGGGATTACTAGCTCAATCGGGCATGCCCCTTTGACGCGGAGGTGATGCCAAAGGCGCTGTTGTGAAAAACGCAGCCCCATGGCCTTCAGCTTTCGGGACACCTCGGACTGCCCGCCAACCTTCGAAACGGCCTCTTCAAACGCCGCTCGCATCGACTCTGAATCATTCATGGAAGAATCCTTTTATGTTGCCGCGACCAAATCTACAAACAAATCTGTCAACAAGCAACAGGCATTTTTGTTTCCCAAGCTACAAGCATGTTTGTAGCCTTCCCTGCATGACTACTCCATCGCAACGCATGCAAGTGATCGCCGACCTGTTCAAGCGGCGGCGGGCCGAACTGAACATGTCCCAAGAGGACGTGGCAGCAGGCGTTCGCGCACTGTTGGGCGGCGAGGTATTCAAGCAACAATCGTATGCTGCGATTGAAAGCGGCAAGACCAAACACTCGAAGTACCTGGCGCAGATTGCCCGCGTGCTTGGAATCCCTCCTCAAGCTGTCGATCCGTCAGCCCCACCACCCAACCTGGTGTCCAGCACCACGATTGCTTATGGAAGCAATGCACAGGTCGTTGGCGAAACAACGCGCAAGCTGCCGGTTATAGGGTCTGTAGCTGCAGGCTCGTGGTGCGAGGCGGTTGATACGTTTCAGCCCGGCGACGCGGACGAATGGATCGATGCACCAGGCCCGGTAGGCCCCCACGCCTACGTGCTGCAAATCGACGGCATCAGCATGTTCGACCCGACCGGTCCCGTCAGCTTTGCGGACGGCGACAAGGTCGTGATTGACCCTGACAAGGAAGCACAATCAGGTGATTTCGTGGTGGCCAAGCTCACATCGTCCAATCGCGTCACCTTCAAGCGTCTACGCAAAGAAGACGGCGAGTGGTATCTAGAAGCGCTCAACCCCTCTTGGGCTCCGAAGTACATCCGAATCAACGAGGAGTGGCACATCTGCGGGCGAGGCATGTGGAAGGTGCAGCAACTTTAACAAGCAAAAACACAACGCTTACAAAAATACCTGTTGACCTTTCTACAATCTAAATTGTAGCTTTACCTCGTCTCCACCACAGACGAGGTAATTCCTCATGGCAACAGCCACCCTGCACGTTCACCCGACGTGCGCCTCCAACCGCAACCTGATCGAGCGCCTGCAAGCCACCACCGGCATGCTCGTCGTCATCAGCGCCGGTAAGCCCAAGCTCCAGGCCCGCATCAATGCGCGCACCACCCCGACCGGTCCCTGGGGAGGTGATGCCGCATGAACCGCCTTCTCCTCAACACCGCCGCCCTCATCCGGCTGGAAGCGCAGGTGCGCCTCAACGGCACCTTTCAGCACCGTCTCACCGCCGAAAACCCACGCCGCAGCGTGCTCGCCACCGTCGCGATCGAGCAGTGCACGCAGGGCCTGCACGTCACTGTCACACACAACGGCACGCGTAACAGCCTGGGCGTCACGCTGGACAACCAGCGCAGCGACAACGGCGCCCGCGTGGCCCGCTTCATCGAATCGACGGTCAACGGCGATACCGCGTCAGGCGTACCCGATGTGGACGAGTATCTGCTCGTCAGCGATCTGGAACTGATGCTACGCACGGCCATCCGCTGCGGACGCGGCACTTACTGGCTACCCGCCCACGAGCTGGAGCCGGAACTACGGATCAGCCGTCACCCACGTGGCAGCTATGACGTCCAGCTGCGCATCGACGATGCCGCCGTGCAGTTCACCCTCCCCGCCGACAGCAAGCGCGCTTACAGCGTGCTGGCCGACCACCTGCGCCGGTTCCTGCAGGACTACCGCGCCGCACTCAGCGCAGCAGCATAGGAGGCGCCCAGTCATGAGCCTTTCTCTCAAGTTCGCTGCCGAGCGCCTGGGCCTCGGCCATCGCAAGCTGATGGCGCAGATGCGCGCCAAGGGCCTGCTGAACGAGCACAACCTGCCCGCACACCCCGACCGGGACAAGGCGTTTCTGGTAACGCGCGAAAACCTGTACTACCACCCGGAACACGGCCTGCAGTACCCGCGCACCACACGGGTCACCAGCGCCGGCATCCCCTGGCTGGCCCAGCAGCTCGGCATCGACCGGCCGCTGCCTGAGCCCCAGCCGGACCCGCGTGATGTCGCATAACGCCACCGGCTGGCCGCGCCAGTACGCCCGCCAGATCCTCGCCATGCACAGCAAAGAGGAACGGCGGGCGGCACTGGCCGAGGTGCCCGAGCACCTTCGCGACCTGACCCGCGCCCACGTAGAGATCGCCTGGAACCACCCCAAGGGGAACACCAATGGACAGCAAACTGATTGATGCGCTGCTGATCGAGCTGCTGCAGCTGCCCGAACAGCGCCGCACGCCAGAGAAGATCCTGGCCAACCTGATGCTGGCAGCCACCGCCGCCGGCGTCTCCCTCACCACCACCGCCGCACCGCTGCAGATCGAGCACCTGCAACTGGCCGCCGCCCTCGAACGCCTGGCCAACGACCTGGGCGCCCAATACACCAGCCGCGCCATGCTGCGCTTGGGTGTCGGCATCGAGGGCGTCGAGCTGGGTGCCGTGATCGAGCCTCGTTCCAGCACCTCGCCCCTGCCGCGCTTCGTGGCCTTCGGTGCCAATGCGCGGGCCACCCTCGCCGGCATCAACCGCGAGATCCGCGCCCACAACGCACCCAAGGCCATCGCACCGAAGCCACCGCGCATCGGCAAGCTCAGCCTGCGCACGCTGGAAACCCAGCTCGATAAGGTCACCGCATGAGCCAGGCCCAGCACGAACTGCGCCTGCGCCCTGCACCGCGCCCCGGCACCGTGGAACTGCTGTACCGCACCCTGGGCGACGTGCTCGTGCCCGTCGACCAGGTGCGCGTGCGCTACTTCCGCAACCTCAACGAAGACAACTTCGCCCGCGCCCTCAGCGCCGGCCGCGTCCCGCTGCCCGTCACCACCCTCGACAGCAGCGCCAAGGCCGCCCGCTTCATCGACATCCGCCACCTGGCGGTCCTCATCGACCACGCCTCGGACGCCGCCGACACGGCGCTGGACGAGGCCATGACCATCGCAAAGGAGGCATGACCATGCACCCGACCACCCGCCCAAGCCTCGACCGCCTGAAGAAACAGGCCAAGAAGCTGAAGAAGGAAGCCGGAATAACGCACTGCCAGGCACTGCACCTGATCGCTCAGAACCACGGCTTCAACACCTGGCTGAGCCTGCGCGCCGCATACGAACAACAAGCCACCCACTGACACCACACCGCTGCCACCACCAGCGAACAACACCACCAGGGAGTACGCCACCATGCAACTCGAAACCCACCAGCTCTACGCGCTGTTCTCGATGCTCGCCATCACCGCCGTGCTGATCGGCCTCAGCTACTGCTCCGGCCTGCGCACCGGCCGGGCGGCCGGCTACAAGCAAGGCCGTGTAGCGGCTGCGCGATACTGGAATGGCTTGGTGAACGCCCCGAGGGGCGAACAGGCAGAACTGCGCGGCAGGCTTGCCCGAGAAGAGCAACTGACCGAGAGCATCCGCACCGCCCTGCACCAGGAACAGGCCGAGCACAACACCATCGTCCAGGACCTGCTCGACGAGCTGCAGCGCGTGCGCGGCAACAGCCTAACCCTCGACGACTGCCAAGTCCTACGCCGCGCGGCTCGCCTCCTCGGCTATGCCGCCGAAACCACCCGCAAGAGTGGCCTCGCCAGAACCAACCACGCCGCCGAGGCACAGAGCCAGGTCACCGACATCTCCGATCGCCTGCACACCGCCCTCACCGCCCCGAAGCTGATGGCACAGATGGCGGAAAGCTGCATCACCGACACCGACATGATCGAGTGGCTGGAAAGCGAAGCGATCGCGAACGGCGAGGAGGAGCAGGTCACGCTGTATTTCCCAGTCGCGATGCCCGAAGAGGGCCTGCCCACCCTGCGCGACATCCTCCAGCTGGCCATCGAACAGCACCTGGGCCGTAAACCAGCGCTGAGTACCTGGGAGCGTGTCGACGCCCAGGTCCAGCCCGCCGCCCCGATGTGCATGTGAGGTGCCGACCATGACCCGCCGCACCTACCCCCTCGCCCGCCTCACCCCCGAGGCCGCCGGCAAGGCCCTGCACGACCTCGACCGTGCCACCGCCCGCATCGAGCAGCTGCAGACCGAACACAACGCCCTGCAGCAAGCCATCCGCGCCGAGCTGGGCACCGAAACCCTGTGGCGCCTGCAGGCCAAAGCCCGCAACGCCATCGCCCTGCAGCAGTTGCAGAAGGAGATTGCCGCATGAGCCCAGATTCGTTTTCTGACAAGAAAGTGGTCAGATTACGCGACACAACGCGGAATCCGATCCATACAGTAGCTAGCGACTCTCACAACTGCGGTGTCGCTAATGTCTACGAAATTTCCTCGCCTGTCCCGGCTCGCTCTGCTGTTGGTTCTGCTGCTCTGGAGCGGCAAGGCTTCCTCGCCACCGTTGCACTCGGAGCCACGGCCGTGCGACAGCACGGCGGCGGCCGCACACGTCGCGCCAAGCTAGCTCAGAAGCTGGCCGGCCGCCCTACGCGCTCGGCCGGTGGCGAGATAAAAAGTCTCTGCTGCGCAGCAGCAGGCATATTCGCACTTGCCTCCCGCCCCTGCGGAGCCCACGCATACCCCCTGACAGGCGTGCGCCGGGCCGCGCACCCTGCTGCCCCGCTTCGCTCATCGCCCCGCCCGCCCGCGCAGCCTGTTAAGGGGTATATGCGCATCCCGCACACCGCAGGGACGAGCGTTCAGGCGTGCCGGGAGGCGTCCCGATGACCTCATTCAGTCGCCACAATCTCGCAAAGGCTGTCTACGAGGCGCAGCTGCCGCTGGACCTACGCCAGTACCTGAACATTGATCTATTTGCCGGTGGCGGTGGTGCCTCCGACGCAATGGAGGAAGCCACCGGGGAATGCGTCGACATCGCCATTAACCACGATGACGACGCCGTCAGCATGCACATCGTCAATCACCCTCAGACGACGCACTACCGCGAGGACATTCGTCTGGTGGAGCCGCGCCTTGCGACTCAGGGCCGGCCGGTCGGGCGCCTGCATGCCAGCCCTGAATGCACCCACCACAGCCAGGCACGTGGTGGCCAGCCACGCAGCAAGGAAAGCCGGTCACTGTCGTGGATGGTCATCAAGTGGGTGGGCCAGACGCTGCCGCTGATGCTCACCATGGAGAACGTGATGCAGATCCTGCAGTGGGGGCCGCTGGTGGCCAAGCGCTGCCCTGACACTGGCCGGGTGGTCACGCTGGACATGGTGCCGCATCCCGTCACCGGCAAGCCGGTGAACCGCGTAGCCGAGCCAGGCGAGCGCGTGCCTGTGCAGCGGCAGTACCTGGTGCCCGATGCGAAGCGCCGGGGCAAGACCTGGGCGCGCTTCCTGCACCTGCTGCGCGACAAGGGCTATCAGTTCCACTTTGACAAGATGGTCGCCGCCGACTTCGGCGCCGCCACCACCCGCGAACGACTGTTCTTCCTCGCCCGCCGCGACGGCGTACAGATCAACTGGCCAGAGGCAACCCATGCCAAGGCACCGGGGCCAGGCCAGCTCCCTTGGGTGCCGGTGGCCACGTTCATCGACTGGAGCCTGCCGTGCCCGTCCATCTTCCTCGACGCAGAGGCTGGCAAGGCTGCGGGCGTACGACGGCCGCTGGCGAGCAAGACGATGGAGAGACTGCGCAAGGGCGTTCGGAAGTTCGTCACCGAACACGCCGACCCGTTCATCGTCAGCGTGAACCACGGCGGCGCCGAGTTCAGGGGCCAGTCCGTACACGAGCCGGCCGCCACGATCACGGGCGGGCACGGCTTCGCCATCGCGCAACCGCTGCTCGCTCCGTTCATCACCGAGCACGCCAACGCCAGCAATCAGCGCAACATGTCGGCGGCCGAGCCCGGTCGTACCATCTGCAGCGAGGTCAAAGGCGGACACTTCGCCGTTGTCGCTCCCGTGCTGGTGGGTGCAGGCGTCCCAAGCTACGCCGGCAAGCCGACCAGTTGCGAGCAGCCGGCCGGCGCAATCCTCACTGAGAACCACCGCGCGATCGGCGTTGCCTACCTGGCGCAACATAACGGTGGGTATAACGCCACGCTCGGCCGCCACCCAACCGAGCCGGCCACAGCGCTCACCACCACCGGCAGCCAGCAAAACGTTGTCACGGCCAGTCTCGTTACCCTACGCAATGGGTGTACCGGCCGCGACATGCGGGAGGCCGCGTCGGCGATCACTGCCGGCGCCGATAACCTGGCACTGATGCAGTGCACCCTGGCATCAGAGCACCAGGAAGGAGCCGAGCGCGTCGCGGCATTCCTGATGGGTTACTACGGGTCGGACAACACCTACGACCCGCGTGACCCAGCCGCGACGATCACAACGCGGGATCGCCTCGCACTGGTGACCGTCACCATCAAGGGCAACCCCTATGTGATCGTCGACATCGGCATGCGGATGCTCACCCCGCGTGAGCTGTATCTGATCCAGGGCTTCCGCCCAGACTACAAGATCGACTTCGGCCATGACGGGCGGCGGTTCAGCAACAAGGCGAAGGTGAAGATGTGCGGCAACTCGGTCTCACCGAAGCCATACCGCGCTCTGCTCAAGGCCAACCCCCTGTTCCCCGAAGAAGAAATGCGGGAGGCAGCATGACCCAGCCACCCCTACGCCGCCCAATCAGCCGCAGCAAGGTTCCCGGCGTGCTGCGCATGAGCGAGATGACCGGCGTCTGCGACGTCTGCAAACGCCACCGCTCCCAGGGCAACCACACTGCCTGCTCTCGCCAGCGGCAGGCCAAGTATCGGCATATTTGGGAGCTGTAGGCATGACCATCGATATCCTGATCAAGCTGCCAGAGGTCTGCCGCCAGGTAGGCTTGGGCAAGTCGGCGATCTACGAGCTGATCGCCGCCGACGCATTCCCTGCACCGATCAAGCTCGGCCGGTACTCGCGCTGGTCACAGATGGAAGTTCAGGGATGGGTAGAAATGCAGAAGGCGCAGAGGAAATTAGCTGCATAAACAAAAAAGCCCCGCTTTAGCGGGGCTTAATATCGGTTTGCACTGGCTCAGGCTGCGGTTTTAGTCCGCTTGGATCCCAGATCCTGCTCCAGCTTGGTCGCCAAGGCACCGAGCGCAGCGCATTCAGCCTGCAGTGCCTTGAGGATACGACGACGCTTCAATTCGTTTTTCATAGAAAGCTCCTTTTGTTGAGCAAATCACATTGACGATCTAGCTCTAACACGTCACCAGCATCAATCGCATCAGCGAGAGCTTGGACGTGATCAGCATATTCATGCGCCTTGTCGACGGTCCATTGATCACCCATACCGTCGCATACATCCAGCTCTCGCATCAGCTTGCAGATGACCCTCATCCGGCGCGCTATTTCACCAATCGTGGGATTTTCTTCACGAAGGCTCTCGATGCAGAAAAGTCTGCACTGCCGCAGGACTCGGTTCGCTACGTCCAAAACAATCACGTAGGCCTGTTCAACATTCTCTGGCGGCGCGTACTGAATGTGACCTTCGATTACTTCGAAAGTTTTTGGAGCCTGGGTCATCCTTACCACCAGAGTGCTATCGCACTGCAAACTTAAGGGCCGCGAAATCTACCGAAATCGGGCTACTGAGTCAACCTTGCAGTACCCGTAGATCTACGGGGTGCAACCCCATCATTGGTGCGCCAAAGCCCTGTGTCAAGCGGCTTAGAGAGTTCAGTGACGCGTATCACCATAACCCGTTGATTACACTCAACGGTATTAATAATCGAACCACCTCAGCTAGAGGCTAGGCTGCACCATAAGCGTAAACAACGAGTCCGCCCAAGCCTGCATCATCGATCTTCGCTCTTCGAAATACTGCGCATGGTTGTAGGCCGCACGGGTGCTGTTTTTCTCCGCATGCGCCAACTGAAGCTCGATCACCTCACCTCGCCATCGCCCGGACTCATAGAGGTGTGTCGAAGCCGTCGCCCGAAAATCATGGCAATGCCAACCTTCCATGCCCAGGTACTCAAGCGCACGATTAAGCGTCGTCACGCTGATTGGCTTGTCCGGATGGCGCAGCCCTGGGAAAAGCAGCTCGCCGGCGGTAATGCGCCTCAGCTCCTGCAGCAGCTCCAACGCTTGGCTAGGTAGTGGCACCAGGTGCTTGCGCCGCATCTTCATGCGCTCTGCCGGAATTTCCCACAGCGCCGCATCCAGATCAAACTCGGACCACCTAGCGCAACGCAGCTCTACCGTGCGGATAAACAACATCGGCAGCAGCTGCAGCGCGATCACGGTGACTCGATGTCCCTTGTAGCCGGCTAGCGCGCGATAAAACTTTGCGAGATCGCCCTCCATCATCGGCTTGGAATGGTTGATCGGCCTGCGCTGAATCGCACCCTTCAATGCGCCCGCCGGGTCGGCATCAGCACGGAGCGTCACTACGCCAAAACGGAACACCGCTGAAATCCACTGCCGCACATGCAGCGCGTACGCTGTCGCACCGCGCTTGCTCATTCGGGTCAAAATATCCAGCACATGCGCTGCTGTGATCTCCCGCATCGGTAATCGCCCGATGCGCGGGTATACCTCCGCCTCGAACACCCGCCGCACTTGGCGTCGATAGGTATCGGTGCGGGTAGACAGACGCTCATCGATCCACTCTTCCGCTACTGCCTTAAAGGTATTCCGATTTTCTGCAAGCTGCTGCGCCTTTTCAGTTTGCCGAACATGAGAAGGATGCCGACCAGCCTTCACGTGCTCGCGCGCAACATCCCGCTCCGCTCGCGCATCTGCAAGCGTCACCTGCGGGTACGCTCCCAAGGCGAATACGTTTTCCTTTCCAGCAATGCGATACCGGTATCGCCAAAGCTTTGAGCCGTTCGGGCGCACCTCTAAATAGAGGCCACCACTATCGGTGAGCTTGATCGCGGCAACGCCTGGCTTGGCCTGCCGGATCTTAATGTCGGTGAGAGGCAT